CTCAATTGGATAGAGCAACTGACTCATAATCAGTAGGTCGCAGGTTCGATTCCTGCAAGGTGCACTAAAAAGTAAGTTATTAAAATAAAGGAGAAACAAATTATGGAAACAACATCTTTCATTTTAGGTATACTCTCAATTGTTGCAGTTGCTTTTATGGCTGTGATTATTTGGGGTATAGTTAAGATTAACAAGTTAACATTTGAAATAAAGGCCACTCATGAGTGGATAGATAATGGTACTCGAGATAGAGATTATAATTTTGAACAAGTTTATAAAAAAATTGTTGAAAATGATCGTCAAATATCTTATGAATTTGAACGAATTCAGAACCAGATAGCTGAGAGTCGTTCGTATACAGATTCACGTATAGATAAAGTGCTAGGTACAACTGGTGCTAAACAATTAATTAAAGGATAATAATAATTTCAACTTACTTTTTAAAGCGGCTTTTAGCCGCTTTTTTTCTTAATATATTATGATATATATAAAATATAAGTAAGTGTATTAACCCCACTTAAAATCGCTTTTTACCATATGTATAATGTATGAATATTAATAAAATATTTAGTTTATTTAAGTCTCCTGAAGAACCTGAAGAGACTATATCACAGATAGATTTATCTGAAAGTCCTGTAGTCTGGATAGGGATGTTTAAAAGATTAATCATTAATTATGAGACATTTGCTAAACAATTAATTAAATTTTTAGGTGATGCTAATCCAGATCTAGATGTTGTTGAGATTGAAAGAATTAGTGGGTATATGGTTTATGATAAAGCTTATAATCATTTATTTAAATTAGATATTATTAATCAAACACATCTTGATTGTATTCATTTATACTCAGATGATATATTTAAAAAAACATTAGACGCGGCTTTGATATATTTTGAAGGTGTAGAAGAATATGAAAGATGTATATTTTTAAAACAAATTCAAGATATAGTAAATCTTTCTTAAGAATAATTTGGCCCCACAACTTTATTTTATTATAGTATAATTACGGGTTATGAAAAAGAACGTTATAACGTAATAACGTTTATAATATAAAATAGTATATGAAACATAGAAACAGTATTTTACATGAACTCAATAAAATTGAGGGATTAACTAATCAACTTAATTTTATTGTTAATCAACAACAGCCAATTGAAGAATATAGAGCTGCTTTAGAACGTATTAGAGAATCAATTGAACAAGCTAGAGCATATATTGAGAATGAACCTATTGATGGTTATGAATTAAATGTTGCCGCACGATGAAACAATTAACAGCTGAACAAATCCAAGATAATTGGAATAAATTTTTATCTATTATTGATACTCATATTTCTGAACCTCGTCGTTCAAAATTAAAAGTATTTTATGAACAATACGCTGAACGTATTATGTTTATGCCTGCTTCTCATAAAAAAGAATATCATAATGCATTCCCAGGTGGCTATGTAGATCATGTATTACGAGTAGTACTTTGCGCTTTTAAATTAAATGAAGTTTGGGTTGATATGGGAGTAGATACTTCAACGTATACATTTGAAGAACTAGTATTTGCTTCTTTAAACCATGACTTAGGTAAAATGGGAGATGAACAAAATGAATCATATATCCCCCAGACAGACCAATGGCGTAAAGAGAAACTAGGTGAAGATTATAAATTCAATGATCGACTTGAATATATGTCAGTACCAGATCGTGGATTACATTTACTTATATCTCACGGTATTACATTTTCTAAAAATGAAATGTTAGCAATTAAGTTACATGATGGTCTATATGATGATGCTAATAAGCCATACTTAATGTCTTGGTCACCAGAAACAAAACCACGTACTGCGTTAGTGTTTATCGTGCATCAAGCAGATTTAATGGCGGCACGTATTGAGTTCGAGCAAGTATGGATGCCTAAACTTAAAGGTGAAGTAACCCAAAATAATTCATCAAATTTTACAATTGAAAAAAATAAAAAAGCACCTGTTAAAACTAAAGCTTTAAGTAATATCAAGAGTGAAGGTTTAAAAAGTTTATTAGATAATATATGATAGTTGCAATTATTATATTAAGTTTAATGGTCGTGATCTTAGGATACACGACCTTTAACTTACTTAGAAAAAATGAAAAACAAGAAGATATCCTAGTAGGATATATGTCTTATTTGAATAAAGTATCTGATATAATTGAAATGTCAGATAAAAAACTTAAAGAAATAGATGCTAAAGAATCATTCAAATCAGATGATGAAGTAGGATTTTTCTTTGAATCAGTTAAACAAATCCAAAGTATTTTAAACCAATTCAATATTAAAAATCTATGAGTGAAATAACAACAGTAGTTAAACCTAAAACAAGTGGAATGTATTTTACTCAAGAGACAGAAAATGCAATTATTGAATATAATAATACTTTAGATTATAATTTAAGAGATAAAATTTATCGTGAACGTATTCATTATGCTTTTTTTAAATTAACAGAAAATATTATTCATACTTTTAAATTTTATTATACTGAGGTAAGCAATATTGAAGATTTACAACATGAGGTAATTTCATTTTTACTCTCTAAAATTCATCTTTTTAACCCAGAAAAAGGAGCTAAAGCATATTCATATTTTGGTACAATTGCTAAACGTTATCTTATTATTTCAAATACTAAAAATTATAAAAAACGAGTAGATAAAGCACCAATTGAAGAACTTGAATCAGATGAGAAATATAGTTACTCGTTATCAGATGACCCTGTAGATAAACTTTCTTTATTTTTAGATGAATTCACAGGATATTGTTCTAAAAATATATATAAACTTTTTCCTAAAGAAAATGATGCTAAAATAGCAGACGCTATTCTAGAATTATTTCGTAAAAGAGAGAATATAGAAATTTTTAATAAAAAAGCACTATACATATATATCCGAGAAATAATTGATGTTAAAACTCCTAAAATCACTAAAATAGCTAATAAATTATATGATATGTTTAAAGAACATTATTATTTCTATTTAGAGAATGGTTATACAAATTTTCCATAATCATATTTATGGATAAATAAATATAATGAATGGTTTAGATAATATTGTATTTGGTGGTAAAAAATTTTCTGATATATTAGAAGAGATATATAATAATCAAAAGAAAAAAGAAAAACAAATCTCTGCTCTAATAGCAGAACTTAAACCATTAGTAAATGAAATAGGTGATGCTACTTTGATTGTTCCTTTAATTAAAGAATACTTAGAAATAGGTGTTAAAAATGATGAACAATTAATTAAAATGGCAACTATTATCCAGCGTGTTATGAATAATAACGGCACAGCTGAGAATGGTTTTGGTATTTCTGAAGAAGAAAAAGCTCAATTACTCGCTGAAATAGATAAATTTAAAGAAGGAGGTGAGTAATGGCTTTACAAAATTGGACAAATAAAGGTCTTAAAACTATCTTTAAAAACAGTGGTGGGAAAACTACTGATCAGTCAAATGCCTCTCAACAGCAGATTTTCTTTTCATCTTATAGGGTTAGAGATATAGTTTTAGATAAAGATTTTAAAGATCCAAATAGTGAAAATGATCCTTCTCATGATTTTGAATATTTTGGTGGGTGGAATGGTATAGGTACTATTATTATAGAACCTGTTGATGATGGTGGTGTCACTAATGAAAGACCTCCTATTGATTTTGCTATACCTTTTTTCCCTAATATAAAACATTATCCTCTTAAAAATGAAATTGTTTGGGTTATACAATTAGCTGATGCTGATGCTGGAGCTAATATTTCACAAACAACTAATTATTATTTACCACCAATTAATATTTGGAATAGCCAACTTCACAACGCTATACCTTATATACCCCCAGATGGAGTTTCCTCAGCTACATTACCAAATTATCAAGCTATTGAAAGTGGATCATCAGGAGGAGTTAGAAGAGTAGATGATGAAGGAACTGATATAGATTTAGGATCTACATTTAATGAAAGTAATGCTATTGATAAACATCCTTTATTACCATATGAAGGAGATATAATTTATGAGGGACGTTTTAGTAATTCATTAAGATTCGGATCAACAGTTAGTGAAGCTATTCATGCTAATAATTGGTCATCTGAAGGTTATGATGGAGATCCTATCACTATTTTAAGGAATGGACAATCATATAATCAATTTGGAGTGGATGGGACAACTGATCCTTGGGTACCATGTGTTGAAAATATAAATGAAGACCAATCTTCAATATATTTAACTTCTACTCAACAAGTACCTTTAAACCTAATTAGTGATATCCCTTCATCATATGATTTAACAGGGTTAAAAGAAACTCCTGTAACCCCAACTCAATTCGCAGGTAATCAAATTCTTTTAAGTTCTGGTAGATTAGTTTTTAATGCTAAAAATGACCATATACTTCTAAGCTCAGATAAATCTATACATTTATCATCTAATACTTCTATTAATTTAGATACAGGTGATCAAATAGTTTTAAATACAGATAATGCTAAAGGTAAAATAACATTAATATCTGATAAAATATATTTAGGTTTACCCGAAAGCCCAGGAGCTGAAGGATACCCAGGAGCTGCTCTTCAATCTTTAGTTTTAGGTGAAGATTTAGTACAAGTTTTAAATTCAATATATTTAATGCTTAGAAAAATACAAGAAGCTATGAAAAATTCAAATATACCATCTGATATAGGTAATTTATCTGATGTTTCATTAGTTAATGCGGCTGCTGGATTAAGCACACAAATAAAATCATTTAAAAAACTTATTGGTGAACCTAAAAGTAGTCCTTTATTATCTAAAACAACTAAAACATATCGTTAAATGGCTTATAATTTACCTTTACCCACTTCAGGACTTACAACAAACCAGTTAGGTTCTTTTGATATAGGATCTAATACTTTTGGCCCTAATGAAAGTATTAATACTAATGAAGCTATAGAAAAAAATATAATTTTTGAAGGAATAATTATTGATAAAGACGCTAAACCCATCCCAGGTGTTACTGTTACTTTCTCACAAACCCCTGATCTTAATTCTCCCCCAGATAAAATTATTAAACCAATAACTAAAACTCTAACAACTGACTCAAAAGGAGAATGGTCAATAACATATCCTTTAACAGATATTAATCTTAAATATGTTGATATAATATTTGTTAAACCTGAATATAAAACTGAAAAAGTAAAAAAACCACGAGTTACTAAAACTTATCCTGTTGAAGAATTTACAGTTGAAAAAATTTCAACCTCAGAAAATGAACCTCCATATGAATATAGAGTTGGTAATGAAATTTTTAAAAACGCTGATCAAATAAAAGCTAAGAAAGACGCTGATGATTATCAAACTAAAATGAGTAACCCTAAATATAAAGGGGCTAGTGTTGTAAAAATTAAGAAAAAATTAACTAAATCTCCTCCTATTAAAGAAGCTTTACAAAATTTAATTCAACCTATACTTGATGAAATAAGTGAAGCTGAAGTGAATCAATCTGATAAGATTAATAGTCGAAAAGTATTTCCTTTAGTTAAATTATCTTATTTAATAGCTATAGGTAAAGAAAAAGCTAAAGAAAAATTAATACCTTTTATAATGAAGATATTATTAAAATTTGGTTTACCTGTGGTACAAGCTATAGCTAATAAAATTTCTATTGATAAAGTTAAAGATCAAATCCTTTGCCCAACCATATCTGCCTTACAAAATTTAACTAAACAACGAAATAAAATTACTAAACAAATAAATAGTCTTTACAAATCTATATCTACTATGGCTAAAGTATCTATGGGAATAGAAACAGCCATGTCCGCTTTAAAAATTGGTATCATAGCTATTGGACTTGTGCCTTTCCCCATGCCTCCAGCTGTACCTGTAGTAGCATCTAAACTTGAAGAATTATTAAAAAGATTTGGTGTTTTTGTGAATGTGGCTACATTAGCTTTAGCTGCTTTTGGTACTGTTTTAGGAATAATATTAGGTTTATTAAATGGATTGGATGCTCTTTTACAAATATGTCTTCAAAGTCAAAATGAAGCTATATCTGAAGGTAATGGAAATAATGGAGGTGATGGAAACAATGGAAATAATGGAAATAATAGAGGTAACGCTGGTCAAATAGCTATTGAAACTTTTGAAAAAATTAATGATGAATTAAATTTATTTGTTAATGAGTCAACTGGTGTTAATAACCAAATTGTTATTAATAATAAACAAACATATAAAGGATTTACTTTAAAATTAGTATTAGATCCTTATAGCCCATTACAATATCCTAAACGTTATGCTCAAGCATTAACATTAACAGGAGTCCCAGTATTAAGAACAGATTCATCATTTGCGTCAGATCCTCAGATATTAATAGAACAATTAAAATTCCTTATAGATTCAAATCCTGATTTAACAGCTGGATAATTAAATATTTATATATATGAAAATAGATTTATTAAAAAAGTTAATTAAAGAAGCAGTTCATGAGGCAATTCAAGAAGAAATTAAAGATATACTTCTTGAAGCAGTACGAGCTCCTAAAACTGTAGTTAATGAAAATGCTAATCCTATTCCTTATACTACAAAACCTTCAACCATCAACCCAGATATTAAACGTAATTTACGTAATATGATAGGAGGTGAATTTGATGCTACTATAGTAGCTAATTCATCACATACTCAACCAGCTTATACTCCTCCTCCTATTAGCACAACAGGTGAAGGTTCAAGTTTACCTGGTGGTGAAGTAAGTTTAGATCAAATAATGGGATTAATGAGTACTAAATAATGGCTGTACAAATATCATATCGTCATCCTTTAGATATAGATAAAAGAGTAGCTATAGGAGTATCTATTCCATTTAATGGTCCTGCTGTTTTTAATCCTATATATATAACTAGTGATCAAATTAAATCTAATATAATTAATTTTATATTAACAAATAAAGGAGAAAAATTATTTCAACCTAATTATGGGGCTGATTTAAGAAGAATGATTTTTGAGAATATAAATGAAAATAATTTAAAAACTTTAGAAATTAAATTAACTAATGATATACAAAATACTTTTCCAAATGTAAAAATTCAAAGTTTAATTTTTTCTCAACCTACTTTTCAAGAATATTCTTTACAATTAGATATAACATATACTTACTTTAATAATTCTTCTCAAAATATTCAAATATTATTATAAAATATAAATGGCTACAGAAAATAGAGATATAAAATACTTAAATAAAGATTTTGGTGATTTAAGGAATGCTCTTATTGAATTTACTAAAACTTATTTCCCTAGCACTTATAATGATTTTTCCCCATCATCCCCTGGTATGATGTTTATGGAAATGTCAGCTTATATAGGTGATGTTTTATCATTTTATCTTGATAATCAAATTCAAGAAACTTTTGCTCAATACGCTAGACAAGAAAGTAATTTATATTCTTTAGCTTATATGTTAGGTTATAAACCTAAAGTAACAGGAGCTGCTACTGTATCTATTGATTTTTACCAAAAAATTCCTTTAGCTGGAGGTGAACCAGATTATGATTATGCTGTTTATATTCCAAGTAATATAGCTTTATCTTCTAATATAGCTGGTGCTTCAAATTTTTTATTAACTAATCCTGTAGATTTTTCTTTTTCTAGCCATCAAGACCCCACAGAAATAACAGCTGTTCCTCCTACAACACCTGGTGGTCCTGTTGAATATTATCTTCTTAAAAAAACTAAAGAAGCAGTTTCTGGGAATATTCAAACTAAAACATTTACTTTTGGAACAGCTCAGCGATTTCAAACAATTGAAATTAATGATTCTAATATTATACAAATATTAGATATTGTAGATAGTGATGGTAATATATGGTATGAAGTACCTTATTTAGCCCAAGAAATGGTTATAGATAATATAACTAACACAGAGACAGACTCAGGAGAGGTACCTTATTTATTACAATTAAAAAAAGTACCTAGAAGATTTGTATCAAGATTTATCTCACCTTCAGTTCTTCAAATTCAATTTGGAGCAGGCACAACCACAGCTAATGTTGAAGAAGAAGTAATCCCTAACCCAAATAATATTGGATCAACCTTAACAAGAGGAATTTCCCCATCTTTTGTTAATACAGCTTATGATCCAGCTAATTTTTTGTATACTAGCACATATGGTATTTCTCCTTCTAATACTACTTTAACTATTAGATATTTAACAGGAGGTGGAGTATCAGCTAATATACCTGCTAACTCTCTTAACACTATATCTAACACAACAAGTATTACTTTTCCATCAGGTATAAGTGGAGTGTTAGCTGAAGAAATTAAAAACTCAGTTGTAATTAATAACCCAGTAGCAGCTAGTGGTGGTCAAAATGGAGACACAGTTGAGGAATTAAAACTTAACTCATTAGCAGCTTTTGGTACTCAATTAAGAACAGTGACTCAAGCTGATTATATTATTAGAGCTTTAAGTTTACCATCTCAATATGGATCTTTAGCTAAAGTCTATGCTGAACCAGAAAAACTAGAAAATTTAACCCCAGGTGAATCTTTATCAGCTACAAACTTATATGTTTTAGCTTATGATAGTAATAAAAATTTAAAAGCAGCTTCACCAAGTTTAAAAAATAATTTAAAAAAATACTTATCTCAATATAGAATGGTTAATGATTCTATTAAAATTAGAGATGGTTATGTTATTAATATTAGTGTTGGATTTGATATAATTGTATTACCTAATTTTAATAATAATGATGTGCTGCTTAGATGTGTGAATGCTATTAAAGGTTATTTTAATATTGATAAATGGCAAATGAATGAACCTATTATTTTAAAAGATATATATATATTATTAGATAAAATAAATGGTGTTCAAACAGTTAGTGATGTGAATATCACCAATTTAATAGGAGGTAATTACTCTCCTTGGGCATTTGATATACCTGGAGCTACAAGTGGGAATGTAATTTATCCTTCTGTGGATCCAATGATCTTTGAAGTCAAATTCCCAGATATCGATATTAAAGGACGCGTTGTATCTTTATAATTTTTTATATTTATAATTAAAAATGGCTGTTTATAAGATTTTTCCAACTAAAGATGCTACTATCTATTCATTATACCCTAGTAAAAATACTGGTTTAGATGAAATTATAGAAGCTTCAACTATTATTACTAATGCTTCATCTTTACCGCATACTAGTAGATTTTTAATTCAATTCTCTACTAGTGAAATTAATGATATTATTAATAATAAAATTAGTGGATCTCAATGGCAAGCTAATTTTAGAGGATATTTATCTAATTTAGAAGGATTAAATTTAGATACTCGATTAGAATTTTACCCTATCTCATCTTCTTGGAATATGGGCACAGGTAAATATAATTATTCTCCTGAAACACAAAATGGTGTTAGCTGGACTTGGAGATCTTACTCAGGTAGCAATGCTTGGACTACAAGCGGATTTTCAGCTTATGTTACTGCTTCATATAGTGGAACATTAGGAGGAAGTACATGGTATACTGGATCATCTAACCCTACAGTTTTACCTATATTTTCAACTCAGAGTTTCACTTATTTTGATACAGGTGATATTAATACTAATATCACTAATATGGTTAAAGCATGGTATAGTGGTACTATTGATAATAACGGTTTAATAGCTAAACAAGCTGTTGAATTTATTTATGATGATAACTATCAAATTAAAACACAGTTCTTTTCTAGAGATACTAGCACTATTTATCCTCCTCAATTAGAATTTAGATGGAGAGATTATATATTTAATACAGGCTCTTCTACTAATACTACATTAAACACTACCCATGCTACTATAGCTATTAATGAAAACCCAGGTATTTTCTATCCTGAAAGTATAAATAAATTTAGAATTAATAGTAGACCAACATATCCAACAAGAACTTTTCAAACAGCTTCCTATTATACAAAAAATTATTATCTTCCAACGTCATCATATTATTCAATAAAAGACTTGGATACTAATGAAGTTGTTATAGATTACGATGATCAATATACTCAATTAAGTGCTGATGAACAAGGTAGTTATTTTACATTATATATGAATGGTTTAGAACCTGAAAGATATTATAAGATTTTAATTAAAACTATTATTAATGGTTCAACAATAATTTTTGATGATAATTATTATTTTAAAATCATAAATGGCTAATTATACTTTAAATAGAACTGTTTTTAAAAAAGAAGCTTATGAAAATGCTATAGATACTTCTTTCGCTCAAGTATCAACACCTACTCCTCCTTTAGAAGATACTATCACAATAGAAGAATTTTTTAGTTTATATGATATTCTCTTTTATGATATACCAACTATAGGAGAAGTAAATTCACATGAATATATAGCTCAAACAAGTGGTGAATATGCTGATTTTGATAAAACAAATGAAGAAATTCAAGCATTATTAGATGAGATAACTGAATTAAGAAGACAAAATTTAGATTTAAATCAACAAGTTATTAATCTACAAATCTCAGCTAGCTCACCTCCAACTGTTACTTAATATTACCCCTAATGTCAGCTATAATTAATCAAATAAACCCAGTTACTTTTGAGTTACAAACATATACACCTCAAGATTTAACATCTATCCCTTCTGAAAAAATTAACTCAGATTGGGGAGGAACTAGTAGTTATGCCGAATGTACTATTATATCAGCTGATGGTAATTTTCAAATAACTGATCAAAATTTTAATAGTTCTTTAGGATCTACTTTTGTATCATCTGATGGTGTATCTTATAATGTTGATTTAGATCCTGAAAAAGTTTTAATAAATAAAGGATTCACTAGTGGTGAATATAATGTAGTTTTTAGATTTTTAAGAAATGAATTAAGTTCATCTTCTGATAATCGACCTTATCTTATTAAAGAAATATCAGCTGATAGAACAGAATTAAGAATAGTATCAAATTTCATAAATAATGATGATCTAATAAAATTTGTGACAGAATTTAGATCTAGGCCTAATTCTGGGTATTTTCAAGATTTTTATCTTAATTTTGGCAGTAATAATTTAATTATAGCTAATAATTTATTAATTGATAATTCAAAAGAAAAATATGATTTATTAATTAATTTATATGAACCCTTACCTCAACAATTTAGGCTAAGAGAACCATTATGGATAGTAACTCAACCAGCTGACCCTTTAGCTTTTAATGTTAAATTTCAACCTAAAGTAGTTAAACCTAAAGTTTTCACTCCAACTCTTAAGAGTGCTAATTTTAATATACCTATAAAAGATAAAACTAATAATTCAACAACATATCTTACTTATAATCAACTAATAACATCTTCTTCAATCACACCATATCAACAACTTCTTTCTTATTTAGAAGAAAAAAGTATTGATATAGGTGTTGATTATACTAAATTTGAAAATTTTGTACATTTCTCTTCAGCTAAAACTAGAATAGAAAATTTTTATTTTAAATTAAAACTAATTAATCAGTATAGACTTGAAATTAGAGATTTAGAAGCCTCTTCAACTAACTATGATCCTGTAAAAGCCAATGTGGTCCTCATCCAGGATAAAATTAGTAATGTAATTAAGAATTTTGATGGTTATGAATATTTTTTATATTTTACTTCAGGTTCAGAATATGCTTATCCTAAAAGTGCTACTACCCTAACTCCTCCATATAGTTTATTAGCTACATCAAGTGCAGCTGCTCAGTCATGGTTAACATCATCACTAGAAAGTGCTTCTATTTATGACGCTAATAATAAAGATTACCTATATTACACTATCCCCGATTATTTAAGGGAAGATCCTCAAAATGACCCATATAAGATTTTTATTGATATGATGGGACAATATTATGATAATATATGGATTTATTATAAAGATGTTTCTAATCGTTATAATGGAGATAATAGATTAAATTACGGTATATCTAAAGATCTAGTAGCGGATGCTATTAAATCATTTGGATTAAACATTTACCAAAATAACGCTTCCTCAGATGATTTATTTAATGCTTTTATAGGATACAACCCAAATAGTACAGCTCGTAAAGTAACTTCAGCTACATTACCTCCAAAAGCTGATAAAGAAGTTATAACAACCTATGAATTTGTCTCTCAAGAATCTTTAAATATACCTTTAAATGATGTAAGTAAAGAAATATATAAACGTATTTACCATAATTTACCTTATTTATTAAAATCCAAAGGAACAGTCGCTGGTTTGCAAAACATCATCAGCATGTTTGGTATAACTAGCTCTATTTTAACTATAAAAGAATTTGGAGGTGTATATAGCTTACCTGATAGCCCTAATATAGCATCTTATCCTGGAGCGCAAATAGTAACAGGGATTGGAGATGTTATTCCTGATAATATAGAAATCATATCAGATACTAAAGCTTCTTCATCAATGGTTCCTATAGTCACTTTAGATGGAGACAATACTTATAAACCAATGGTATTACCAATGGTTAAAAGTGTATTCCAAGAACCATGGTATGATTCTCCAATTAAAAAAAGTTTATCCCCTAGTGTTAATACTATAGAAATAGGATTTTCTCCACAAAATGATCTTGATAATTATATTAAAGACATTACTTCTCAAACAGATATTGGAGCACTTATAGCTAATCCTATTCTTGATTATCTTGGATATAGTCCATATTATGCTTCTGTTTTGAGTTTTGCTTCTCTTACTTTAGATAATAATACTTATGATTTAATGTCTTATATTAGATTAATAAAATATTTTGATAATTTATTATTCTTAATGATTAAAGATTTTACTCCAGCTAAAACAAATCTTAAATCAGGAATTATTATTAAACCGCATCTATTAAATAGAAGTAAACTTGATACTCCTAAAGCTTATATAAATAGTAGTTCATATACAAGTTTAATACCTCCCTCAGACCAAGTTATAGGAGGTACAGGAGGTGCATTTGATAAATTTAATACTCTAACTCACCCTTCAAATAGTCAATTTTGGTATGAACAAATACCTACTCCTTTAGGTTACACTAGTTCATATCATAAAGATCAATCTGAATTTTATAATGGTGAATTACCTAATTATCCTTTAATAGTAACTAACGGAGAAGTTAATGCTTTAAATATATTAAAGAATAATCCAACTTACTTAAATTTCCAAATAGTCAATTTCTCAAACCCCTCAGCTTCATTTATAAATGGAGGTGATCCTGGGTCAAATACTATAGCTTTATGGTTTGACGCTACAGAAGGAACATTTAATACACCTAATATATATCTCCCACCTAATTATGGCCCTGGACTTAGTGGAATTACTAACTCACCAAATAGTACTCCAACTTCAACAGTTCCAGATTCATTACCTATAACTACAGATAGGGGAGGATCATCAGGAGGTGGAACAGGTGGTAGCATAATAGGAGGTGGAGGTAGAAATACTTACCCTGATGCTCCTCAATCATCAAGATAATATAAAATTAATATTTATTATTAAAAAATATGGCTACAAGTGCTACTGTTTATGGAGTTGCTAATATTAAAGGTTATAAAATGATGAAAATTAGCAAAACTTTTAATGGGGAAGATATATCACCTTTATTATATAATTTACAATCTGTAACTATACCCTCAACTAATTTTGGAGCTTTAACATTTAATATTATTAGTGCGTATAATTACCCTAGTTATTTTCTATATTATGTATCTGTAGTGCCTTTATCTACCACAGCCACATTTAATGCTGGGCCATCTGTTAATCTTAGTCCTGGCTTATCTGGTTTTGTTGGAAATGATTATGATGTATATTATGGTACTGTTAATACACCTCAATTTTCTAATTATATTATGGCTCCTGAATATGGATGGAGAGGAGGTATAAGTACACCTTCTAATTTTAGTCTTATAATAAATGGTATAGCTGATAGAGCCCCTGTTCAAGACTCAAATTACGCTTCTCCATCTTGGTCTAATATTAGATATAATGGTTCAAGAATTAGTTCATTTGATTTTAATGTAGCTGCTCCTCTTAATCCTCCTTTGCCTAAAACAATTGGTGGAGGCAGAACATCCACCACCGCAAACAATAATGCAGACACAAGAAATAAATAAAATATAAAATCTGTATATAGAATATGATTAATAATACATCTTTATTCACTGATCTTGATACTCAAAATTATAATTATGGTACACGTACTGATATTCCTGTAGCTGAAAAAAATCAAACTTATTTTGCTTATTGGGATGGTATAGGAGGTACAGGAGCTGAAATACCAAACCAAACTGCTTATTTTATTAAATATATAATTGATACAGAAGGTAATGTTACTAACCCTGAACCAAACTCATCAGGAACTAGAAAAGAAGCTATAGGTTTATATAATTTAACTAATAATTTTGAAGTCGGAAAAAAAGCTATTATTAAATTAATAGAATCAGACCCAACTATAGATACTATATCTAAAGACTCAGATATATTAGGTACTTATACTATAACTGGTATAGGGACATTAAAAAATATCATGACTACAGAAATAGGTAAAAAACCTAGTGATTATTTAGATACTATGAGTTTTTATGACCCTAAAAAACCTGATTCTTTTTTAGAAACTGTACCTTTTTTTAACGCTAGATATAAATGGGCTAGTTCTTACGCTTACACTAAAGCTATTGAACAATCAGCTTCATATGTTGAACCAGTATGGCAAAACGGTTGGGATAACGCTCAAATAACACCCCCATCTAATCCTCCCCATATATATCCTTATAGAACAATCCAACCATTAACTTCTTCATTAGATGCAGGTACAAGAGTTAGATTTACTTTACTTATATATTTAAGTCAAATAAAATTCGCAGTTCCTAATGATTTACCTGCTGGTAGTTGGAATAGTAATGCTGCTAATAATAATAGTATTTATTTTAGAATAAAAAACCATACTACAGGACAAAATATTTTTGGATCAGGTTGGATAACCCCAACATCTACAGATATTAATAGTCCTAATGGATATTGGTTTGAAACAGGTTGGAGAGATGTTAAATTAACTGATAAAATTGTTGTTACAGCTCAATTAGCTAATAACGCCTCAGGTTCAGGAGCTAACTATAAAGCTATCCGTATAGACAATGATAGTTTATTTTCAGCTGAACAAGAATATAATCCAGGTCAATTAATAGCTGGGTATAATATGGCTTATAGTCCATATTTTAGAAAAATTGAACATTATTTTGACCATAGTACACTTAGTTTTTCTAATGATATGGAATCTATTTTTGGTTCAAGTCTAGCTCAATCAGTAACATCTGATCAACAATTATTTGGTTTTAGTCCTTCAACTATTCCTTTTGGTAATCTTCAAATTGGAGATTATATTAGATTTGAATATAACCCAGACATGGTCCATAGAATTATAGGCCTTACCGCTAGATCATCATCAGTTGATGGATCAGTAACCTCATTATCTATGAATGTAGCTCCAAGTTTATTCCCAATACCATCAGGTAGTGATAATAGTGATATAACTTCTAGTATAAATACAGATCATTTCACTATATATAGAATAGAAAATGATGGTAGATATGTTATTTTAGATGTACCTAAAACATCAAAAGGAAATGCTTACTCAGGTATACTCCAATCAGAATTTTCATCTCAAGAATTATTAACTAAATATGATAAATTAATTACTGATTTAACATCAAAAGAAATAATTCAATAATATTTATAATAAAATAATCTATATAAAATGGGATATCTTAACAATTCAATAGTTACAGTTGACGCTATTTTAACAAGAGCTGGGAGAGCAGCTTTAGCTAGAGGCGATGGTTCTTTTAAAATTACACAATTTGCTTTAGCAGATGATGAAATTGATTATACTAATTATAACCCAAATGATCCTCGAGGAGCAGCTTTTTATGGAGCTGCAATTGAAAACATGCCTTTATTAGAAGCATTTCCTGATGAGACTCAAGCAATGAAGTATTTACTTACTACTTTACCTAGAGGTTCATCTAAAATTCCTGTTATTGATTTAGGGTTTAGTGTTATATCTTTAGGTCAAGGAGCATCAGTAGCTATTACTCCTCAAACACTTAATTATTTAGGTGGCACTCAAACATATGAATCTTCAGGATATGTAGCTACAATAGCTGATACTAGACTATTTAATACAGTTAATGGTGTAGGTATTAATACAGCTAATGCTACTAATTTAAACTCAACAGGTACAGTTGGAGCTCAAGTGTCTAAAACAGTTATAGGTACAACTATTAATTTATCAGCTACAACTGTTAATTCTCTATTCCCTTCAGGAGTTAATACTTTATATACTTCATTAACAGTTGTAGGTAGAGATAGTGGAGCTCGAGTTGTAGTTCCTGTTGTACTTAATAAAAATTCTAATAGTTAATAAAAATATTTAAATAATGTCTTTTACAAGATTAGATCCTCAAGATTTTTTAATTAGTGTTGATTCAGTTACAGCTCCTGTCTGGTCAAATACTTCTTCAGTCAATTTAACTTCTTTTACAACTAATAATACTCAAGTTAGTAGTGATAGTGGTCAGTATTATGTTAATGCTTATAATGATAATGAAGTTCAATTCGCTGTAGCTTATGGGCATAGAAATGGATCTGGATCTATATATTATTATGCTGGAGCCCCAGGTTTAAGTCCTACAAAAACAGTTTATGATCAATTTAAAAATATTATATATGGTGAAGACGAAGGAGCAGTGTTTAACTTTTCAGGATTTGAATCAGATGATTTTTATGCTATAGTATTTAATAGAGCTCGTTATAAACAAGCTTTACTTCCAGGTAGTATTCAAATTAGTGGTTTAGTGAGTAGTGTTAAAATAACAGATAATAGTGCTATATCAACAGTTGTAGATTACTTAAACTGTGGTAGAGTATTTAGATTAGGATCTGGTAGTTTTGGAGATGGTAAAATGCCTTCATCAGCAACAAATGGTTCATATGGATTTTTACTCCCTGATATAGGAGTTATTCTCTTAAACCCAACAGCTTGTGGTATAACTACTAATAGAAATGCTAATACAGATGGAAATAATCCTCAAACTGTTATTAATGAAATCTCAGATTTCTATGCTAATTTTCAAGAATCTATAACTTCAGATTTTGTATTTGTACGAGCTAGAAATGCTGAATACAATTACTCATGTAATCCTAGTTTCTTTCAATCTAGTAGTTTAGGTTTAGTTTTATATCCTGATTTTGCTCAGAACCCTCAAACTTTTATTACTACAATAGGTTTATATAATGATAATAATGAGTTATTAGCAGTAGCTAAATTATCAAAACCACTTAAAAAAGACTTTACTAAAGAAGCTTTAATACGTGTTAAATTAGATTTTTAAATGAATGGGTGCTTTCAAATCATTAACAGGTCAAGATGTTATTATATCTCCTTTAGTAGTTTATGGTAACTCACTTACAGGTTTTTCTCTTAAAGGTAAAAATGTTCCTTTTGGTTCCCCAGATGATATCTCTAACTCAAATGGATTCCCATCAGCATCATTAATTTATACTTCTATTAAACAATTATATTACAGTAATAATTTACCTAATCCTGAAGCTACATATAGTAGTTCTTTAAACGTTCGTAGATTTGATAATTTCATTCAAAGTGATCTTTATGCTCCTATGAATTTTCCAACTGGATATGGAGATGAAATAACAGTGATCAGTATAAATAAACCTTTCTTTGGGGATTATTTAAAACCTAGTAGTTTAAATATCGCTGGAGCGGTTGATGATGGAGAAGGAAATATGAGAGATGGAGATGTGAATGGCCTTATAGTTGGTAGAGTTATTTATTCTCATGGTATAATAATTTTTACTGATGGAAGAACAGCTAACGCTAGTACTTTCCAATCCGCTAAAACTATTTATGAGACCCAATATAAATGCACTATTAGACCAGATGAATTTAATTACTCACAAAATCCTACTATATTAAAAACAACTCGACCAACTAACCCTATTTCAGCTAATGGTCAACCTGTTGATTTTGGAGGAGTTGTTGAAGATTTTGTAACTGGATCATCTTTTGCTCCATATATAACAGCTGTAGGTTTATATGACTCTAATAATGTATGTTTAGCTGTTGGTAAATTAGCTTTACCTATACCTACAAGTAGAACAACAGATATGAATATAATTGTAAGTTTAGATAGATAACATGCCTTTACAAAAAATAGCACCTGAAGATTTTGTTTTTAGTAATGAAATAATTACTGATACATGCTGGAGAAATGCTAATGGTCGTCTTTTAGATGATACTTCTCCATCTTTTAATTCTTTTACTTTCACAAATGGAAATCCTAATGCTTCTCCTAGTAATAATATGACTATTACCACTTATGGAAGTACTGGAAACCCACAATTTAGTGTAGCTACTGTAGATGGAAATAATGGATTAGGAGCCATACAAAATATTGTTACTGGCTGTAAAAATACCCCTATAAGTTGGGGAGGATCTAATAAAACTAGTTTAACAGTAGTATCAATAGCTAGAGGAAGCTACAAATCAGCCCTACTACCAGGTAGTTTTCGTCTAGGGACTCTTACAGATAATAGTAATATGGGCCAACCCCAAATATTAAACTGTGGTAGAGCATATAATGTAGTTACTGGAACTGTATTACCTGGAGGTGGATTTACTTATGGCTTCTCATCCACACCTGAGCAGATACAAGGACTTTTCCTCCCAGATGTTGGATTAATTTTATTAGATAGTTTTCCTGGAACTAGTGATTTTACTCTTAGAACAGAAGACCCCACCCCAACCACTCAAGTTTTTATTAGAGCTAGAAACTTTGAATATAATTATTCTATGAACCCTAGTTTTATTTCTGGTAGTACTGGAGATTTATGGTTTAAACAATTTGATTATCATCCTCAAACTTACATTACTTCTATTGGTTTATATAATGATGATGGTGTATTAATGGCTACAGCTAAATTACCTCAACCATTTAAAAAAACTTTTGAAACAGAATTATTAACAAGTGTTACTTTAAGATTTTAAACATGAATAACTGGTTTTGGTATGAAAATATGGAAGTCAAAGAATTTAAAACAATAGAAGATTTCCCACAAGATTGTTTTGGTTTCATCTATGAAATTAAAAACACAATAACAGGTAAGTTCTATATTGGTAAAAAAAGTCTTTACCATAATTTAAAGAAAAAATTAACTAAAAAAGAACTAGCTGAACAATCTGGCCCTGGTAGGAAAGCAACTACTAAAAAAATACAAAAAGAATCTGACTGGACCACATATTGGGGTTCTAATAAAGAAATATTAGAAGAAATAAAAACAAGTGGTAACTTAGCATTCACTAGAAAAATTATTAAATTAGTAAGAACTAAAAAAGAGTTAACTTACTGGGAAACTGCTTATCAATGTAAGTACAATGTTTTATTTGTAAACAGTTATAATGATAATGTGTTAGGAAAATTTTTCAAAAAAGATTTTGCTCCTAATGCTCTTTTACATACATTATGATGTATGGTGAACCAATTATTAGTAACTTTAGTAGATTCTGTTTTAGGTAAAGGTAAAAACACCTCTAAAAACAATCGGGCATATGCTTGTCCGTTCTGTAAACATCATAAGCCTAAACTTGAAGTAAATATGGATACTAATGCTAAAGGTGATAACCCATGGCATTGTTGGGTATGTAATACCAAAGGTAGAAAATTATCACGTTTATTTAAACATCTAGAAACTACACCTGATAAACTCCAAGCATTATATTCTTTAGTAGGCACTTCTAAATCAGAACATACAGATGTTAATTTAGAACAGGTTAAATTACCTGAAGAATTTATTCCGCTAATTGATGTGACAGCCAATAATCTCATTGGTAGACGCGCTTTAGCTTACCTAAAACGCCGTGGTATTACTAAATATGATATCCTAAAATACAATATTGGTTACTGTGAACATGGACCATACTCTAACATGGTTGTTATACCTTCATATGATGAAAAAGGTAATTTAAATTATTTTACATCTAGAGGATTTGAAGAATTTTCTAGATCCAAATATAAGAACCCAAATGTATCAAGAAATATTGTTCCGTTTGAATTTTTTATAAACTGGAATGTACCTATCATCTTATGTGAAGGTCCATTTGATATGATGGCTATTAAACGCAATGTAATACCATTATTAGGCAAAAACATCCAGGATAAATTAAAGAAAAAACTTGTTACTTCACAAGTACAAAAAATATATATAGCATTAGATAAAGATGCTATTAAACAAGCTCTTTCATTTTGTGAAGATTTATTAAATGAAGGAAAAGAAGTTTATTTAGTAGAGTTAAAAGATAAAGACCCAAGTGAAATGGGTTTTGAAAATTTTACTAAATTAATCCAAACAACCCAACCATTAACATTCTCAAACTTATTTGAGAAAAAACTAGAACTAGTATGATAGAAAAAAATGTTCATGTCTATAAAAAAAGTGTTACTCGTATTTTAGATATAGACCCCACATCTAAAAGAGTTAGTATTTTAGATAATCGATTTTATAGTCGAAACCAAGACTACTACCCTTCAGTAACAAGCATATTACAGTTTATGCCTAAAGGTAAGTTTTTTGAAACTTGGCTTAAAGATGTAGGACATAATGCTGATGTTATAGCTAGAAAAGCAGCAGATGAAGGTACACAAGTACATGATGCTATTGAAAAGTATCTTAAAGGAGAAAAAATACAATGGTTAAATGAAGAAGGATATTCTAATTATTCAATGGATGTTTGGAAATTAATTCTTAAATTTCATGATTTTTGGACTACATATAAACCTACTTTAATTGAAAGCGAAATCCACCTATTCTCAGATCAATATAAATACGCAGGAACATGCGATTTAGTTGTTGAAATTGATAGAGTAAGATGGTTATTAGATATTAAAACTTCAAATTCAATCCATACATCTATGGATTTACAATTAGCTGCTTATGCTCAAGCATGGAATGAGACATTTGAAGAAAAAATAGAAAAAACAGGCATTATTTGGTTAAAATCTTCTAAACGTGGTGAAGGAAAAGGAGATAAAATTCAAGGTAAAGGATGGGAGATATATGAACCAACACGTACCTTTGAAGAAAATTTAAAATTATTTAATTCTATACATGAATTATTTAAACTTGAATATCCTAATCCAAAACCATCTTCTGAACAATTTCCTATTGAAATTCAACTAGACC